CTGCTTATGACTTTACATCAAAGACTTATTTGCAGTTTGATGGTAATGCTTACATCGTTTTTGAAGAAGGTGATAAGTTAAAAATTACAACACAATCTGCAAGCACATTCAGTTTTATAGCAACATTTGAAGAAGAAGGGTTGACAAGAACATGACCTACCTTGAACTTGTAAACGATGTACTCGTAAGGTTGCGTGAGCCAACAGTTACCACTGTTGTTCTCAATTCATATTCCACATTGATTGGCAAGTTTGTCAATGATGCCAAGCGTCAGATTGAGGATTCTTTTGCTTGGAATGTTCTAGGCACTACCATTACTGTTACCACAGCAGCATCTACATCATCTTATTCTTTGACAGGTGCTGGTCAGAAGTTTCAAGTGATGGATGTCATTAACACTACAAGTAATGTAGGTCTTACAAATATTAGCTTTGTGGACATGAATCGTAAACTAAACTTTACACCACTTGCTAATCAAATACCTACAGAATTTGCTTTTGATGGCGTTGATGGTAGCTACGACACCAAAGTAAATCTATACCCAATACCTGATGGTGTTTACACGATCAAATTTGCTTTAACAGTGCCACAGGCTACCCTAGCATCAGATGCAACTGTTGTGCTTGTTCCTGACGTTTTAGTGGTTCAGAATGCCTATGCTCGTGCTTTGGTAGAGCGTGGTGAAGATGGTGGTTTAAGTTCTTCTGAAGCATACCAGTTGTACAAATCTATGTTGTCTGATTACATTGCTTTAGAAGGCACTCGTTATCCCGAGAATCAGGAGTTTGTTGCGGTATGAGCAAAGCCCTCCAAGTTTCTAGCGTATCAGCACCAGCTTTTTTGGGGTTGAATACACAAGACCCATCGTTAGAAATATCGAGTGGGTTTGCTGGCATTGCACTTAACTGCGTGATTGACAAGTTTGGTCGATTGGGTGCAAGGCAAGGATACGAAAAAGTCAACACATCTAGCGGCACATTAGGCGCAAATGAAGTTACAGTTATTCACGAGTTAATTCAAACAGACGGAACACTTACTGTATTGTTGTTTGGCAACGGCAAACTGTTTAAACTTGGTTTGTCAACGGCAGGCGCTGTAGCCGAATTCAATATTGCTCAATATGGTTCTAATGCAACACCTCTTGCCGAATATACGTCAGGCGCTTCGGGGATAGGTTCTGTTACTGAATTGACCTATGGCGGTGGTGGAACTGCTCCAGTATTCAATGCAGGAAACTGGCAAGCTGCAAGTCTAAACAACATTGTGTATTTTTTCCAAATAAATAACCCCCCTATTATTTACGATCCTGCGGTATCCACCTCCACTTACCGCCGAGTAACTGAAAAATCAGGTTACGTTGGTACTGTGCCACAAGCAAACGTGGCTATCTCTGCATATGGTCGTATTTGGGCAGCTAATACAACCACTAACAACACAACAGTATCGTTTAGCGATTTGTTGTCAGGTCATGTCTGGTCTACTGGCACTTCAGGTTCGTTAGATGTTTCTCGTGTCTGGTCTAACGGCTCAGATGAAATAATGGGGCTGGCGGCGCATAACGGATTTTTGTTTATTTTTGGCAGAAGACAAATCTTGGTTTATGCAAACGCTACTACTCCATCAACTATGACGCTTTCTGACACAATTTCAAGCGTTGGTTGCATAGCACGAGACACAATTCAAAACACAGGCAAGGATGTTGTTTTTCTAAGCGGCAGTGGCTTGCGTTCTGTTTTGCGTACAGTGCAAGAAAAATCTGCTCCTCTAGGCGACTTGTCAAAAAATATTAGAAACGATTTTTTAGCCACGATTGCAAGTGAATCAGAAACACAGTTAAGGGCTGTTTATTCTGAACAGAATGGTTTTTACCTGTTGACTTGCCCAACAGCAGGAAAAGTGTTTTGCTTTGATACAAAGACAACTTTGGAAGATGGTTCTTATCGTGTAACTATATGGGACAGCATTGCTCCACAAAGTTTTTGTTCTCGTAGGAATGGAGATTTACTCATTGGTAAAACTGGATATGTAACAAAATACACTGGTTACCAAGATGATACTTCGTCTTACCGAATGCAATACTACACAAACAACGCTGACTTGGGTAATGATGGTCAAACCTCAATCATCAAGAAAATCAAGGTTCTTGTTGTGGGTGGCAGTAACCAAGCAGTATCAGTGTTTTGGGGCTATGATTTTTCATCAAGTTACCAATCGCAGACAGTTTCCATACCAACGCAAGCAGTGTCAGAGTACGGCATTGGTGAATACAACATTGCACAATATGCAACAGGCATCATTTTGGAAGAATTAACTGCATACGGAAGCGGGTCAGGAAAAATTGTTCAAACGGGATTTGAGATTAACATTAACGGGTCACCAATTTCATTCCAAAAGATTGAGATTCAAACAAAACTAGGCAAACTTGCATAAGGAGCAACCATGTCAAACTACACAAAAACAGTCAATTTTGCAGCCAAAGACGCACTTACAACAGGTGACGCTAATAAGGTTGTTAAGGGAACTGAAATTGATACCGAGTTCAATAATATTGCGACTGCGGTTGCAACTAAAATTGATTCCTCTGGCGCACTTGGGACACCTACTAGCGTAACGCTGACTAACGCCACTGGTCTGCCTTTGACAACTGGAGTAACGGGTATTTTACCTATAGCAAACGGCGGTACAGGCGCAACTACTTTATCAGGCGCTAATATTCCTGTGCTTAATGTCACTAATACTTTTACTGGAACTAATAATTTCACGACAGTAAAGGCTTCCACTGAATTTATATTAGGAACAACTGCCCAAGTTGTGCCGTACACAGCAAAACAATTCATGCTTTATGATCCCGCTACTGAGCAAGGTCATACAGTAAAAGCATCTTCAGGAACTTTTACTGCTAACGCATTTGTTTTTGTAAATGTTAGCAATGGTGTATCTGGCTCTATTTATCAGCAGACAAGTTCTGTTCAATATTTGACAACATCAGACTATCGCACAAAGAATTCAATTACACCAATGACGGGTGCGTTGAACAAGGTAGCGTTACTTAAACCTTGCACATTCAAATGGAACTCTGATAACTCAAATAGTCAAGGCTTTATAGCCCATGAATTACAGGCTGTAGTTAAAGAGTGTGTTGTTGGTGAAAAAGACGCAACTAATGCAGATGGGTCTGCAAAACTTCAAGGCGTTGACACTAGCTTTTTGGTTGCCACATTGACCGCAGCAATTCAAGAACTTAAAGCATTGGTGGATGCACAAGCAGTACGCATTGCTACACTTGAGGCTAAATAAAATCTTATGATTACTCACCACTTTTCTGATGGACTGTATGCAAAGGAAGCTAGGTTTCCTGCTGGTGTAGCCATCCTAAAGCACACTCATAACTTTAGTCATTTGTCTATTTTGGCTGAAGGTAAGGTTGCTGTTTTGCGTGGTGACGAGATTGATATTGTGACTGCTCCTGCTTGTATAGAGATTAAGGCTGGATTGATTCACGGCGTTAAGGCGATTACTGATTGTGTTTGGTTTTGTATTCATGCCACAGACGAGAAAGACCCGTCTAAAGTGGATGAGATTTTGATTAAAGGGGATTGATATGCCTATTGGTGCAGTACTTAGTTTTATAGGGGCGCAAGAGCAAGCAGACGCTACACAAGCGGCGGCAAACACATCTGCTGCGGCTCAACTTGAGGCTGCTAGATTAGCGGCTGAAGCGGCTAAGTTTCGCCCTGTTGGAATTACTACACGCTTTGGTAAATCTAATTTTCAGTTTGGGATTCCAGATGTCAGCGCACCTGTTGCAACTGACTTTGCCACACCTGAAGAATTTGCGGCTGCACAAAGTGCTTATCAATCACGATTGCTATCTGAAGGTCGTCTTACTGGTGCTGGTTATGAAGTTAGCCCTGAGTTAAGAGCCTATCAAGATCGTTTAATGGGTCTTACAGGCGGTGCTTTAACGCAAGCAGAACGGGCTCAACAACAGTATCAGCCCTTATCTCAGGCGGCTGGTGGATTGTTTGGTTTGGGTCAGCAGTACCTTGCACAGAGCCCTCAAGATGTTGCGGCTAAATATATTCAACAGCAACAGGATTTGCTTGCCCCTAGTCGTGAAAGACAGATGGCTCAGTTGCAGAACCAGTTGTATCAACAAGGTCGTAGTGGATTGTCGGTAGGTGCTACAGGTATGCGCCCAAGTGGTGCGGCAGGATTAGGTGCTACTACACCTGAATTAGAAGCCTATTACAACGCTATGGCTCAACAGGATGCTCAGTTGGCGACACAAGCACAGG